GCGAAGATAGGCATCATCTCTTCGAACTTAAGAAGAGCGCTTACCTTTTCACGGAGATCCTTAGTGGAGTCCGTAACTTCACCCTTGAGCTTTTCAATCTCAGTCTCGCTAAGCTCCTTAGGCATAAGGCCATCTTCATCGATAACCTTGTATGCCTCATCACGGAGCTTTTCAAGCTGAGCAATAAGCTTCAGTTCCTGCGCTCGAAGAGCAGCCAGCTTCTTGTTATTACCAGGGTTCTGCTCAAAGATCTCAGCCTTAATAAGCTTGGGATCCTTAGCATCAGCCGCAAGAATAGACTGAACCTTAGAGTTATGACCTTCGATCTCACTGTTCAGGTCATTAATGGCCTTCTGAAACTCACCCGGGAGTTCACTAAAGAGCTTCTTAAGCTCCTCAGGAGTAGGCGTCTTGACTTCCTGCGTTTCCTGGGTCTTGTTCTCAGTGGCCGTGTTCTCAGTCATTCTGACCTCACTCTGTTGTTTCTCGATGGGTGTCCATAGTACCACAATGCCGGGGTTGACAGAGCAATCCTATGGCAGAAAATTCGGATGAGTTGAAAGGGATCATCCTTTCCCAGTAGGCATACAACCCCGTAAAGAGATTCCATGCCCTTGCTATTAATTAATAGACTGGGAGTTTCAGTTAATGACTAAGCCATTACGCGACGTCATTAGAGCTGTCATGCCTGGTCTATCAATTAACGCGTATCACGACTAAATGGCTAGAGTTTGCCTATCGCGATAAGTGCCTATTGGCGTTCATTAGGCTGCCGCGTCTAACTCCTTGGAATAACAGGAGGCCAGAACACCTAATGGTTGCCATATTGCTTCGGCCACACTATTGAGGAGAAAAGTAACGACTCGTATAAGCAGGCGAACAAACGGGCTAATACCTAGTGCTATCGCGATAACGGCTGTCAGCCTCTTAAACCCCGTCCGTACTTGCATTGGATTTATGGGGATCCTGGTTAGAAATAACGCTCCATACCAGTTATCGCGCACGTCATTAGTGCCTGCCCTGCGTGCCTGCTATCGAGTTATCAACCAACTGCCTTCAGATTAGGCCCTGAGCGACCGACTGGCAAATATTCCACTCGTTTTTCCAGTGGCCCAAATTGAGCGCAGCTCCCAATATTCTGAGAGCTGCGCCCAATAGAGATCACTGATTAGTGGTGACCTTGGCCTTACCGTACTCGTCGAGCGTGATGTGAATAGTGTGGTGATCCCGATAAGTCTGGACCAGCATCGCCACATAGTTCACGTTCTTTTCGAACTGAACCATTCCCCTGTAGTACTCGATCGCACCATTAAGGTAGTTGCTGAAGTCCACTACGTTATTGGTGGTGAACCGATTAGATACAGCCGGTCCCTCATACTTTGCGTACTCAACATCATTGAGCGCAATAGCGGTCTCAATCATGAAGTTCATTAGATCCCCTTTGATGCGAACTTGTACGAACCCGAGTTACCGCGACGGATCATAAGCCGGTTGTTCTTAGACCATCGCGTCTCATAGCTATTGAACAGAGCAGTAAACTCGTCCTCATATTCACGCATCGCCTCAGTGTGATATTCAGGCCATTCCTGCTCCTCAATAACAGAGGGCGATACCTGCGGCATGGCAGGAATAATGACCACGTCACTGTGCTGCGGAGTAATCAGGGCCATAAGCACCTGCATTACGAGCGCGATGATCGTGATCATTAGATTCTCCCTGTAGCCGCTGCGTTTTGTTGTGCCATCAGAATAAGGGCCGGGGCTTTATGTTGTCAAAAAATTCCACTCGTATTTCCCTATCCCTAATTAACCCCCACCGACTTGACAAAACAGGTGTAAACCAAGTATTATTAGCGTACCAACCTGGGGAGGTTGCTATATGAATCCGGTATCGTACGCTCGCTATCTCTCATCTCTTTCCACCACACGTTTGGCCAAAGAAATCGGCGTTTCTAGGCAATATATTTCTCGTCTCGAACAAGGTATTTACGATAAGCCTAGTAAAGAGATGCTGAACTGGACGGTTAAGACGCTTAATAAGCACCTTCAGGATCCAGTCACACACAGCGCGGTAGAGCAACTATATAGGGAGTGGCAGTGGCAAAAGAGGGAATCCTGTAAGGTTAATAAGCATCTTCTCCCTGTAGGAGTTACGGATTTTGACCGGGCTCGTCAACCGGAAATTATCTATTACCACAAAATTTTCCTACAGTGGCGCCAGGATTTTTGGATTAGTTCTCATGAATTTTGTGTAGATATGTGTCTGCACCCTTCCCCTGTAGTAGATTATGAGGAGGGTAACACTGTTAAAATGCCTTCTAATTTGAAGGTAGTAATGACTCATCTCGGTCTTCTTGGAAGTGGGTTCAAGACTAGTGAGCGATGACGTTAGGCGGATTGATGACGTTATTAGCGATATGCTCAATGATCCTGGGACTGGTATTAATAAAATTAGACACGTACACGTATTCCGTAAAGAATACGATACATGCCTCATTAGGGGTTGTGGTGCTGCAAAGAATCCGTCAGTGGCGGCTAACGAGGGAACGTAAGGCTCTTTATTGTAAGCACAGTATGTGGTGGGATCCTCATGAATTGTATTGGCAGTGTACTAATAAGCGTTGCCAATTGATTCAGTATCCTAAGCTACAGCCTGTAGAGTACGAGGATGTGCCCGGTGACTACTGGATCTGAATACCTATCTGAATGGCAGATTGAAGCTGTTAATTTTATCGAGAAGCAGCATAATACGACTGGCGCGATGCCAGGGGATAGCGCTATAATTGATCATCTAAGGTTTCTCAAGTATCAGATTAATAGTCAACATATTGCAGAGCTTAAAGAGAACCCCCTATTTATAGCATCAATGAAGTCTCGTGGAATTAACCTCGAAGACTATGTTATTACACAACGTCAAATGGCTGCGGCTGCGGTAATGCTTAACTTGACTGACCGTAGATCAGATGAGAAGAAGCTTCGCGATATTGGCGTGAGTACTGAAGAGTTTCAGACGTGGATTCAAAACCGTAATTTTGCAGAATACATGCGTCAGCGTTCTGAGTTGATGATTGAGAATTCAGTTCACTTGGCACACATGGGTCTTATGCGTGGAGTTAACCAGGGAAATACTGCGTCAATTAAGCTCTACTATGAGATGACCGGCCGATATAACCCCAATGAAGAGAATCAGGTTAACGTCAGACTCCTTATTGGGCGAGTACTAGAGGCTATTCAGAAGCACGTGCGCGACCCAAACACTCTGAATAGTCTTGCTATAGAGCTTAGTCAGCTGGCAATAGAGGCAGGTTCTCCTGTAGGGAGCACTTCGTTTGTTCCGGGTATGTCAACCAGGAAAGAACTATCATGACGGAAAAGAATCCTCATGAACTAACCCCTGCAAAGTTTGATGTTAATAAATTCCGTAGATCCAAGGTTAATCAAACTACAGAGGACACTACTCCAGACCAATTTGGCCAGAGTTATAACTCAGATTATGACCGATCTGCTTGGTCTAGTGATACTCCTCAAGAGTCCCGTAAAGCACATACTAGGTCTGACGTAGATCTAAGTCCTCAAAGTCTTCACCACACACTAGGTCCTAGGCATAATCAATCTTCACCTGGGGACCATATTCATGACGGTATTACGTCAAGGAAAATTGGTCCACTAGAGATGGATCCGACCCCTGGTAATGAGGGTCAGACTCGTGCAGAATGGACAATTCCAGTCGCCCCCACAGTGGCTGATATTGTTGACCTGTTGGAGAAGTTCATTAACTTTAGGCAGGTTTAAATGGCCCCACACATTAAAGTATCCGAGCCTGTACAAGAGGAACTAAATTTTCGTAGGGAACTAGCAGCTCTCATTAACCGTCACAGTCGCGAGAATGCGTCCGGGACTCCAGATTATATTCTGGCTAATTATCTCTCTCGCTGTCTTGATAATTACGATCAGACGGTAATGGAACGTGAACAGTTCTTTAATCGTCCCATTAAAACACTTCCGGAGGTTATGTAATGGCTGATCCTATGACCCCTGCTCAGCTTATATCACAGCTTAAGAAGTGGGGAGTTAAGTATCAGGAGTATGGGGATTGGCAGCAGCATAACCGTAACCACGTAGGTAAGTGGGGGCCAGTTCACGGTTTTGGATGGCACCACACTGGTTCAGACAATGAAGACCAACGTATACTACTTCGTAAGGGATACACAGACCTTCCCGGCCCGCTTAGTCATTTTGGCATTGCACAGACTGGTATTGTATGGCTTATTGGTTGGGGTCGCGCTAATCATGCTGGTCTAGGTGATGATGACGTTCTTGCGGCACTTATTGCTGAACGTAATCTCCCTGTAGATAATGAAGCTAATACTGATGGTAACTCTCGTCTTTATGGTGTTGAATTTTGGTACTCAGGTAGTCACCCTATGACACCTGCACAGTATGAGTCTGGAATACTTCTTTCAGCTGCTATTTGTGATTTCCATAATTGGACTGGGGCATCTATTCTTGCTCATGGGGAATGGCAGCCCGGTAAGTGGGATCCTGGTTACGCGCCAGGTAAGATGATGGACATGGATAATGTCCGTGAAGATATTGATCGACGACTTGAGATGGGACCCAAGCCTGTGCCTACTCCTAATATTGAAGCTGTGCCCGCGCCTAAGTCTGAGACTTATAAGGAGGTTTGGAATACAGACTCTATGAAGAAGCCTGCTACTCACCCCTCTGTAGAGAATCCTTATTGGGAGCCTGAGTCTATGCTTCGTTATGCAGCGGAGCAGGCAGCAGAAGCTAATAGCAAAATGCATGACCTTCTCGCGGAAGTCCGTTATAACCAGGCCATGCTTAAGCAGATTATGAAGCACCTTGGACTTAGTTAATGGGTGAGTATTCTGTACCTCAGAATTTCTACCTAATTGATGGTTCAGAGCTAGTTAATGTAGACCAGGACCTTAATTATAATCTACAGAGAGCGGATGATCGCGTCCGTCCTCTTATTGAGTACGTAGTTACTGATGAACCTAGTATCTCGGCATCCAGCTTGCCTAAGGATACTGGGTTCAAATGGTATAAGACGTATACCGGGGCTATCTGGAATTATCGTGATGGTGGGGTTTTCCAAGATACTAATGCTCAAGTAGATACGTGGAGTGTCTCAGGTCTTACATTTGAAACTGGATATGGAAGCGCCGATCAGGAACTAGCACGAATTGCGTATAGTACATCTACTGGTGGTTTTGTTAGGTTCAGAGGCCGGCTAGTTCTTAATGGAACTGCTAGTGAATTGCCTGTTAATACTACAGTTAACTTTATGACTGTGCCTAGTAGTATTCTTCCGGTACGCCAGAAGTACTTTACTTGCTATGGAGGTAATGCCGCCTCTGGTGATTTTCAATGTTTCCGTATCTTTGTTCCACAGCAAGGATCTGGAGACGACCGTATTGAGTTCATTAAGTATGGTGGAAATGCATCCAGCGCGGCTGAGCGTTATCTATCGCTTAATGATGTATTTTATTCGCTTAATGATACTCCCTAGGAGGTATAATGGCGGGTGGTATTCTTACGGATGAGGTAGATCTTCCTGATCCTCCTGTAGGGAGTCCTACCGTTATCCTTCTGGGTCAACCAGGAATTGATAATGAAGAAGAGGATTAGTTGGCATATTTTGACTTCAATTACGTCACTGATCCTCCTAACGACGAGTTTGTGGACGAAGTTGGCCAGCTAAATGATAACTGGCAAGAGGTAGCGGATAAAATTAATCCGTTTAATCAGAAGCCGGCCGATTTTACAGGTATTACAGTTCCTGTAGGGACTGAGGCTTTTGATCCTGAACATGTAGGATCTGAAGACCGTATTGCAGTATGGAATGGTACTACCTGGATTAGATCCCTCAATCATACTACCTCCTGGGATACTTGGGAACTAGTTCCTGTTAGAGCACCACGTCTAATCCGGACTGGGTTTCCTCTTGTATATAGGCTTAATCAAGTAACTCGTAGAGTAGTTCTAATGGGCGGAGTCCAGTTTGATGCTGGAGCTGGCCCATGGACTACTAATACAACATATGAAATTACTACGGATGCTGCTCTTCCTGTTAGTCTTGCTCCTGTAGGAGATCTTTCTTATCAACAGGCAGCTACAGGCCAGGTTACTGGAGCTAACCAATTTGCATCAGCTATAATTGAGATTAAAGCCGCTACAGGTCCCGATCGTACTGCTATTAGCGTTAGATATCAGGGGGATGCTGGTGGGGGTAACTTCATCATGCTTGATGGTATTGAATGGTGGTATGAGTGATGGGAACTAATACAACAAATTACAATTTGTTTATGCCAGATGAAGAAGACTCTATGGCAGATGTTGTTACGAATCTAACTGAAAATTTTCAAAAGATAGAAAATCGTAACGATATTACTGTTATTGCTGCTGGTGCTGCTCTACCTCAGGTAGGAGATTATGAGGTAGGAGATAGGGTATTTAGAAATGACGTAGCTGGTGGTCCAACAGTTACTTGGCCTAGTAATTACATCCTGGTATGTAAGGATGCTAACTGGGGCTGGCATTGGCGACCTATTCAGCAGATGATGTCCCCTTGGGTTACTATTCCTGCTACAGTTATTAACGATGCTAATTTCCAGCTCCATCCAACAGTTCCACTACAGATTGCTCTAGATAGTCGAGGATTCTGTCATTGGCGTGGAGCTATTAGGCGTACTACTGCGGGAATTCCTGTAGCCACGTCTTTTACGGTATTTAAGACTATTCCTGAAGGTATTCGTCCTAATGTAGATCTTATGCATACTATCGCGCTAAGCCCTATTACTGGATCCTCTACAGGTAAGGCTGGTAACATCGGAGGACGCATATTCCTAGCACAATCTGGCGCCAGCTCGGTTCGAGTATTTAATAGTAATAACGGGGTATCGCAAAACGTTTGGTTTGATGGACTGAACTATAATAACTCTGCTCACTGGTACTTTAGTGGCTAAGAAATCTATAAAGCCTATTGCTAGTGTAGAGGAAGCTATAAAGGAGCTTACCGACGGACTTAGTCGTGTAGCGCACTCTCCTGATGTTAACTCTTACACTCCGCATGATAAGCAGAAGAAATTCCACTCATCCATAAAACGTGTACGTCTATATATTGGTGGTAACCGATCTGGTAAGACCACCGCAGGTATTGTAGAGGATATCTGGTGGCTTACTAATAGGCATCCTTATATTGAGACACCGAACCGTCCTGTAGCCGGACGTATTATTTCTGTTGACTTTCTCAACGGTGTCTCTAAAATTATTATTCCTCAGCTTAAGCAGTGGGTACCTCCATCTCAGCTTAGAGGTGGATCCTGGTATAGTGCTTATGATGCTGCGGAGCGTACTCTTAATTTTGAAAATGGCTCATTTGTTGAGCTAATGTCTTATGACCAGGATCTCGATAAATTCGCTGGTACTAGTCGTGACTTCGTTCATTATGACGAGGAACCACCTGAGGATATTCGAAAAGAAAACAAAGTCCGTCTTATTGACCGTAAAGGTCGAGAATGGTTCACTCTAACTCCTGTTGAAGGTTTGGAGTGGATTGAGCTTGAAATTTATGATCCGGGTATTCTTGGTGATCCAGGTATTGATGTCGTAGAAGTTGAAATGACAGAAAACCCTTATCTGGATGATGAGGAAGTAAATACATACCTTGGAAGTCTTAGTGATGACGAACTAAAGATTCGTGGTCAAGGTAAATTTACCCGTAAGGGTGGACGAGTTTATAAGAAGTTCGGTATTGATACGCACGTTATTGCACCTATTGATCCTACAGAGCTGAGAAGCGGTAATTACAAGTGGTACATGTCCCTAGACCATGGCTTCAACAACCCTACAGCCGTGCTGTGGCATGCTGTGGACAGGGATGGACGAATCATCACCTTCGCTGAGCATTATGAGGCAGAAGGTACTATTGATTATCATGCAGAAGTAATTAAGACTCGTGAAAAGATGTGGCGTAGAAGTCCAGATATTCGGGTATGTGATCCCGCGCTAGCACAACGTAATCCAGTTACAGGTACGTCTATTCAGACTGAATACGCTATTCGTGGTATTGGTATGGCTCTTGGTAATAATGATGTACTAACCGGTGTAGCTAAAGTTAATGAATATTTGGATTTTGCTGCTGATGGTAAACCGAACTGGCTCATCACGGCGAACTGTGCTAACCTTATTAGAGAGATGGGAAGACTGAGGTGGAAGACTTGGGCGTCAACTAAGCAGCAGTCAGAGAATAATCCCCATGATCAGATTCATAAGAAGGACGACCACGCTTGTGACTCTGCTAGGTATTGTTTCTCATTCCTGCCTAATTTGAAGCCAAGTGTTCCACTACCTCAGACTAGAATGGAATTGCCTAAAGTTGGTGGTAATGCGGCTAAGCTGCCAGGTCCTAGTTTTGACCCTAGGCTTAATCCAGAACACCTTAAGGCAGAAAAAACTAAGTGGACTCGTGTAGTACTTAACGAGGAGGAATAGTGACTACTCTCCCTAAGTCTCACCCGGAACTCTTTGCTAACCCTACTCTCGGTGAAGCGGTTACTAACCGTTTTCTCGATGAAGTAGAGCTTCAGGAGAATGAGAATAGGTCTGCTAAGGCAGAAGGTCGTGAACCTCTTATTGCTCAGCGGGAAGTTCGTTATCCTACAGAGACTCCGTCGGGTAGTGTTCACTCTAATGTGCATGATGTAGTTAATCTCGTAGAGTCTAATTCTGGAGAGGTTAGTGAAGGTGACGCTCCTGTAGCGTTTACTTACACTGAGAACCTTATTAATACTGAGTTTACTGAGGGTGAAGACGACCCGTACTCTTACTCAGTTGGGGAATAGATGATTAATACTACAGTAGTTGTAGCAGGACGAGTCCAGGTGCTTGATAAGCCAATTAATGCACCTGGGCAGTGCTGCCTTTGTGGCTCTGCTGGAGATAATAAGCGTAAGTTTATTGACTTCGGTAAGCAGCTCGATTGGTACGGAGCAGTTTACTTCTGCACAATATGTATTGCTGAAGTTGCGCTGGCTAGCGGTTTTCTCCCTGTAGTAGAATTTGATAAGCTCCACGATACTTACCGAGAACTGCTTATTAAGTATAATTCTTTGAAGACGGAGCACGAGACGGTGGATAATGCTATTCGCAGTGTCATTGGTGGCGATTATCGGGTCAATCCTAGCCCTGACGATTCTTTCAATAGTCTTCGTGAAACTCTGGCAGAGTCAGAGCCTAGTGAGTCAGGAACAACAGAAGGAGATTCAGAGACTAACGAATCTCCTGACGTCGAAGGATCCGATGACCTTTTCGACTCTACAGACTTTGAGCAGCCCGAATAATTTCCCTGTAGGGGCTTATGTAATGCCCGGTGACGATGCTTCTGTAGCGAAGCTTATTGCCGATAGATATGAGGCACAGGGTCTTGACCCTAATGCAGCATATGATGATGCACTTAATGACTTTGGTGGAATCCAAGGTATGGTTTAAGAGGGGAGGTAATTGAGCCAGTCTTCTATGATTCCAGGCGTTACTGAGGATAATAATAAGTATAGCGATGAGCAGCTCCAGAGTCTCGCCAAGAACTCTAAGCAACGAGATTTTGATAATCGTATTATAGAGTGGACTAAGTCTGCCCATCAGCGTTGTCGTACCATTAGGCAGCAGATTGAACGTCAGTGGTACATTAATATGGCGTTCTACATTGGGAAGCAAAATGTTGCGGTTATTCCTATTTCGTCTGCTAGTAGTGCTGCTACTGGCGTTCGGCTTTACATTCCCCCCGCTCCATATTATCGTGCTCGCCCTGTTATCAATCGCATTCGTCCAATCATTCGTACGGAACTATCCAAACTAACTGCTCAGAAGCCTACTGCCACTATTGTTCCTGCTACAGGAGAAGATAGAGACTTGGCAGCTGCTCAGGCTGGTGAGCAAATTTGGGATGCTACATACCGCGAGAAGAAAATTAAGGCTACTTTCAGTAGGACAATGCTTTGGACATTGACTACTGGTATTGGCTTTATGAAGACTTACTGGGATCCTACTAAGAAGGACCGTGAAGGTAATCCTGGTGACTTCTGCTATGAGATGGTTACTCCATTTCATTTGTTTGTTCCCGATATGTTGGCTGAAGACATAGAAGACCAGCCGTATGTTATTCACATTCAGACTAAGTCTCCGGAATGGGTAAAGACTAACTACCCTAATCTGAAGGTTCAGCCTAATGTGATGGAAGCTAATGACATCCTTAATGATAGTTTCTTGCAGCTAGTTGGGGCTGGCGATTTTCGCAAGAATGCTATCCTTTGTTATGAGGTATGGGTTAAGCCTGGTCAAATTGATTTCCTCCCTCAGGGTGGGATGTTTACTATTATTGGGGATACGGTTACTCAGTTTGTAGAGGGTAATCCATATATGCACCAGCAGTACCCATTTGTTAAGTTTCCGCATATTCCTAATGGTCGATTCTATGCAGACTCAGTCATTAATGACCTTATTCCGATTCAGCGTGAGTATAATCGGACTCGCGGTCAAATGATTGAAGCTAAAAACCGTATGGCTCACCCGCAACTATTGGCAGCTGAAGGCTCTGTAGATGCATCTAAGATTAATACGGAACCGGGTCAGGTTATTCTTTATAAACTGGGCTTTCCACCACCACAGCCCTTGCCTTTGCAGAATTTGCCTGCATATGTTGTCCAAGAAGTCGAACGGCTTCTTTTGGATTTCGAAGATATTTCAGGACAGCATCAAGTCTCTAAGGGTCAAGTTCCAC